TAAATACTCCTCTACCTCCAAAAGATAGATCGACAAGAATAAAGCGTGCCGAGCATGATTTTTTGTTCTTTGCAAGGACTTATTTTCCACACTATTTTAGCATCAATAGCTCTTGTGCTCTTCATGAAGATTTGGCACATGTATTTGAAACTATGACACAAGATAGCAGCGGAGACAAATACGTCCGTGCTGCACCACGTGGCCATGCAAAAACAACTTACTGCTCACAGCTTCTTCCGCTTTGGTGTATTTGTTTTGGCAAGAAGCGATTCATAGTCGAAATTTCAGATGCCGTGGAGCTCGTTGAGGGGTGTCTTGAAGCCATCAAAGCCGAGCTTGAGGACAACGCAAATTTAAAAATGGACTTCCCGCACGTTTGCGGCGCAAGCAAAAATTGGAAGATAGGCGAGTTCGTATCCAAAAACGGAGTCAAGCTTAAGGCTTTTGGCTCGGGTAAAAGACTACGCGGCGTAAAATTCGGCGTTTATCGCCCAGATCTTGTAATTCTAGATGACCTGGAAAACGATACAAATGTACGCAGCAAAGAGCAACGCGACAAGCTTGAAGCATGGCTTGATGAAGCGGTATTAAATCTTGGAAGTGTAGATGGAAGCTTAGACGTGCTTTATATAGGTACCATACTTCATGCTGATAGCGTTCTGGCGCGCAAACTAAAGCTTAAATTTTGGAACTCCAAAAAATATCAAAGTATTATAAATTTCCCACGTAGAATGGATCTATGGGATAAGTGGAGCGAGTTATATCGCAATGTTAGCCGCGACGCAAGTGATAAATTTTATATCAAAAATAAAGCTTTGATGGACGAAGGTTCTAGTGTGCTCTGGAATGATGCTTTGCCTATTCTAAAGCTTATGCAAAAAAGAGCTGAGAACCTCAAGAGTTTTAATAAAGAGCAGCAAAACGATCCAAGAAGTGAAACGCAAATTTTTACAAAAGAGACTATGTATTTTTATAAAGAGCTTCCAAGATGTGATTACTTCGTTATGTATATAGATCCTGCAGGGGAAAAGAAAAAGAGTGATTATACGGCCATAACTGTACTAGGCGTAAGTAAAGCTGAAGCTAAGATCTACGTAGCAGAAAGCATAGTAGAGGTCATAAAAACAAAAAAGGCCATCAAAGAGATAATCCGCCTAAATCAGCTTTACAAGTGCCGTATTTGTGCAATAGAAACGAATGGTGGACAAGAATTTTTTAGGCAATGGATAAGGGATAAAGCTTTTGAACTAGGCATTAAACTTCCATTAAAAGGTGTAAACAATACAGCAAATAAGGGACAAAGAATAGAGGAACTTGAAGTGCCTATAGATGATGGCGAAATACTCTTTCATGAGAGTCAAAATTTGCTTATTGAGCAACTAACCGAGTATCCAGAAGCCAAACATGATGATGCTCCTGATAGTCTTGCTGGAGCTTATGAACTTACAAAACTAAAAAAGAAAGTAAAAAGGCGAAGTAGATGATATTAGATAGATTTGAAAACAAGATGCAATCACAGCCACAACGTAAAAAGGGTGCAATAATTTCACAAAATAGCACGCTTATCGACTTGCTTATAAATGCTGGAGTACAAAGCATAAGCAATGATGATATGGATATGATACTAAACGATTTAACTGTTACGCAGTGCGATGTTAGCCGAAAAGCAGCAACAGAGAAAAAAGAAATACAAATAGTTTGCGACAATGAAGAAGTTAGGGATGAGTTTAAAAAAATTTTTAATCCTGACATAGTAAGTCAAATTTTAGAGACTTATCTTTATGGACTAAATGTATTTGAAGTAAACTATAAAGACAAAGGTGGCTTCATCTATCCAAGGTTGGTGCAGCGTGATTTTAGGCAGTTTAAGTTTAATTCGAGCAGTGAGCTTATATTTTTTGCAAATGGTAGCGAAGAAGATATACCGCCATTTAAAGTTATTTATGGACTAAATAGAGCAAATTTTAGGAAAATTTATGGCGATGGGCTACTAAAAAAGCTTTATTTTCCAGTAAAAATGAAAAATGCAGGTCTTAAATTTTGGTTTAGATTCTTAGAGCGTTTTGGTTCGCCATGGGCTATTGCAAAAACAAGTTTTGATCCTGATGAATTAGCTTCAGAGGTGCAAGCTATGCTAAGTGGCGATAGTGCAGTGATTGATGCCGAAGAAGAGCTTACTCTTATTCAGCCAACTTCAAATGTCGACTTTACTAAGCTGCCAAACTACCTGGATAATCAAATAAGCAAGGCTATTTTAGGTGCAAATTTAGCCAGTGACGTAAAAGAAGGTAGCTATGCCGCGGCAAAGACGCATAATGAAATCAGAGAAGATTTGGCCGCAAACGATGCAAAAATTTTAATCTTCGTGATGAATAAAGCCATGAGCTTTTTTAAGGAGATCAACGGCTATAACGGCGAGCTTTACGCCAAACTATTCGATGAAGACGCTCCTAATACCGAGCGCGCCGCAAGAGACAAGACGCTATATGATATGGGCTTTATACCTACTAAAAAGTATATCACCTCTACCTACAACATAGAGCTTGACGAAGATGATCAAATATCAAAAAAAGATAAAAGTCTAAAAGCCAATAAGGTAAATTTAACGGCTTTAAAAGGCTCTTTAAAGGCTTTAGATAGATTTGATAAAGCCACGGACGAGATGGATATCGAGGGCGGCGAGATAGAAGCGACCCTAAATAAGTTAATCGCAAATAGCGATACTTACGAAGAGGCTTTCGATAAGCTTTACGAGCTTTACGATCTGCCATTTGAAAAGCTTGAGCCCTTGATGTTTAAAGCCGTAGCCAATGCGCAGATGTTGGGATATCTAGATGAGTAAAAATAAGGAAAGGAAATCGCGAAGTATCGCACGGCATAGCTAGGCGATTTTTAAATTTTAAGCGCAGCATACATGTAGTATGTGAGTATTGAAATTTAAAAATCAACAACGCTAGGCAAAGCGAGACGAGCAGGATTGATTTAAAAATGAATATATCTTTTTTCGAGGAACCTACAGCGGTTTATGAATATTTAAAGAGCAAAAAGCCCGAAACGCACTTTGATTACGACGAGATCGTGCACGACGCCCACAAAAAAGCTTTTACGATAGCCAAGATGACAAATTTAGACCTTTTAAAAGATATGCAAAGTTCGCTTACAAAAGCTTTTAAAGAGGGTATTGGGTTTGACGAGTGGAAAAATAGTGTAAAGCCTATGCTGGCAAAGAAAGGTTGGTTGGGAAATATCAAGGTAAAAGATCCAAAAACCGGCGAAGAAAAAGAAATTTACGTAGGCAATAGGCGGCTAAGGACTATATTTAACACCAATATGAGAACGTCCTACGCCAAGGCCAGGTATGAAAGCCAGATGCAAAGCCTAGGCGAATACTTCCGCTATACTGCAGTGCTTGATAGCAGAACAAGAGAAGCTCATAGAAAGCTTCACGGCAAGACACTACCTAAAACTGATAAATTTTGGGATACCAACTATCCGCCAAATGGCTGGGGATGTCGCTGCAAGGTGCAGGTGTTAACTGAGGCTGAGTGTATAGCTAGAGGCATCGTACCGCTTGCAGATGGCTCTTTTTTACCTCAAGCTGCAGAAAAAGACTTTAGATACAACCCAGGCAAAGTAGATAAAACAGACGAAATTCTAAAAGATAAGCAAAATAAGGCCTTGGGCGCCATTACTTCAACTCTTGCAAAGAAAAATTTAAAACAGACATTAGAAAACTTCGAGCACGAAAGGGATATTTATGTTTGGCAAAAAAGCTTAGATGATATGGTAAATGCTGTAATTGGCGGTAAAATCATCAAAGATAAAATTTACCAAGTGGCTCAAGTAGGAGAATTAAAAGCCAATGTCAAAAAAGCCCTAAACGCTCTTAATATAGCACCAAAAGCACAAAGTATAGCTATTTATCAAAACACCATATCGCATATTACAAGAGATGGCAAGCCAAAAGACAAAGAGCCAAACACAGATGAGATAAAGGCTATTATCGGCGTGTTTGATAAAGCTAGGCACGTATTTTACGATACACAAGAGAAGGTATTGTTATATTTTTACAACTCTTTACAAGATGACAAAATGGTAAATTATGCAGCGATACATTTAGATTATGTGTTAAAGAAATTTAGAACGGATAATTTTATAGCAACTATTAGTAAGATACCTGCTATGAATTATAAGGGAATTTTAAAAAATAAAAAGAGATATAAGAAGATAAAATGAGACGACGTCGGAAATCGAAATCCGCCATCCACACCCTTTCGGCTGTCATCTGTCCACTCTGAAGCATCTATCGTCTCATTTTTATAAGTAAGCAGCGCCAGGTATCGAACCCAAGTCATTTGCAGTCGCAAAGCGCGAGTGCCTCTCTGCCAAATCTGAGAGCATCTACTGCTTTATTTTATATAAAAATCAGATGACGGCGGGAGTTGCACCCGCAATACAGGTCCGATCTCGCGAGGCGAGCATCTACCAACTACTACGTTGCGATCATCAATCATCTGATTATCGCTAATTATACCACTTTAAAGGAATAAATACAATGATAGAGATTAAAGGACTTAAAAAGCTCCAAAATAAGCTAGAATCACTACAAAGTATCGAAAATAAAACCAAACCGCTAATGCAAACGCTAGGCAATATCTTACAAAACAAGATAGAAGATAGCTTTGAAAATGAAAGTAGCCCATTTGGGCAAAAATGGCAAGCCTTAAAACCTAGCACTATCAAGCAAAAACAAAGACGTGGAAAATCTCTTAATATTTTAAGATCGGATGGAAATTTAGCAGATAGGTGGATAGTTAAAGCAGATGATAAAAAAGCTACAGTATCTAATAATACGAATAAGAATGGCTTTGCTTACGGGCTAGTTCATCAATTCGGCACCAAAAATGCATTCAAAAAAGGCATATCTATACCGGCTCGTCCGTTTTTGCCAGTAGATAAAAATAGAAATTTACCAAAAGATCTAGAAGATGTGATAAAAAAGGTGGTAATAAAATTTATAAAAGATTTTTAGTTACAACTATCAAAGCCCCATTTTTAGGGGCTTTTTGACTATAGTTGTATAATTGTAAAATCTACTCTAGCTCAAGCTCTTTTTGCACAAATTTTATCTTCGTGCATATCTCTCGCCCCATAAACGATACAATTTCGCCTATTTTACTCCAGTCCATCACACCATCGGCTTTTTCAAAGCAACCAAGCAAAGATAAATTTTCGCCTAACATCTCCACATCATAAAGCACTCCGCTATTTTCTAAATTTTTTATAGCTTTTTGTAAATCTTTCATCTCTCACTCCTCTATTAAACTATAACTATACGTATATTTACCAGCATCAAGTAGATTAGCCCTCCAGTAAATCCCATCATAACTATGTAGCCAGTTTAACGCCGAGCGGTTATTTTTATAGGTGCCGACCCTTGCTAGTAGCTCACCTTGCTTTATGCCTTCTTCTTTTTTAAGCACGGCGATAACCTTTTCTATAAATTTCTCTTCATTGCTTAGCCTTTTATGATAGACCCTGCTAGTAGGCTTATCGCACAGAGCAAATGGCTCATTTTTCTGCTTTAATAGCTCTAGTATCGTGCTGTTTTGGTTAAGCATAGTTTGCATGGCTGAAGCTATAATATCTAAAGCCTTGCTATTTGTGTTAGAAGCATTCCTTATCATCGCTTCCATTTTATTAAAAGCGTTGATAAACTCTATCTTCCATCTATAAGCCTTTTCGCCTGTAAATCCCATAACTAGAAGCGAAAAGCCATCACGGGTTATTTTATAATATGGCTCGCTTCGCACAGCAACCCCAAATTTAGCGGTTCGCTCCGTCTCCTTAAAATTAAGGTAACGGAATTTATCGTTTGGCAAAGCTCTAATTTGTGATATAATGTTGTCGTGGCGTTTCTCAAAAACCGCCGCGATGTCAAAAGAAGCAGCGAATACTCCACTATCCGCTGCTTCAAACTCTACGTTTTGTCCATTTATAACGATAACCTCGTTCATTTACTATCCTTTGAATTAATTTTATGAATGTTTATCGCGATATACGCGAGCAACAAAACCTCTAAGACTTCTAAAATTTCACTCATTTCAAGCTCCTTTCTATGATATAATTTCAAAGGTCAAGACTAAACCTATCAAGGGGCTCTCGCCCCCTAGCTCTAAATCCAAATCTGAATGATTTTAGATATTAGGTAAATCAAAGCCGCTACTTTGATTAAAACATCTAAGGTTTTCATCTTGACCTCCTTTCTTAATTTATGCGCTCATTATAATATATTTTATACTAATTGTCAATATAAAAGTATATTTTTTATTCTTTATTTTTATTTTTTATTTATAAAAGTATTTAAAAGATACTTAAGGCATATTTAAAAGGGTATTTAAACCCTTTTAAATAGTGTTTAAAGTGAGTTTATAAATTTTTTTATTGAGGCTTTTAATTCTGTAAATTCGTTATTTTGCAGTTGTAGTTCGTGATTTTTTAAAAGTAGTTCTAGCGATTTTGTTAATTGTTCACTAATATTGCCACTGCTTGAAGCAGCTTTTAATGCACTCTCGGAATATCCTATGAGTTCACCAAGCTCTTTATAGGTCAGATTTAGCTTTTTAGCGGTATCTCTAACTAAATTTTCCATATATCTCCTTTCTTCGAAATTTAAAAAATTATACCTAATAACTACTTAAAAGTTTATAATATATACTTTTTTTTAAAAAGGTTTTCTACGAGCTTTTAGCTATAATT